AGGACCAGATATAAAAGTTTTACCTGTAGCATCATCTTTACCAGTATAAAGACCGCCAACGAACTTATCTGTTCCGTCAGTTAAAATGTCCATATCTGTTGCTGCTGTTTCAACTACAAAAAAGAAAGATGCACCTAAATTATTTGTTTGGTTAGGATCATCATCTCTTCCAGGAGCTGTAGCTACAATGCTAGGTAAAGTAAATTTACCGTCTGCATCATTACAAGTAAGAATTTTACCTGCGTGTGAAGCAACGGTTAATGAAGTATCAGCTGTTAAACTAACCACATTGGCGTTCCCTGCTGAAATAAAGCCCGCAAGTGATTTTACGGGACCTGAAAAGGTTGATTTTGCCATATTAAGTCTCCTTAATAACTCTATCGTCTTGGCATGTCTGCTAGGTCAGTCGATAGATATTGATATTATTCCTAGTGCTCTTTGCCATTCTATATCATAAATAACAAAAAAGAAAGGGAGCCGAAGCTCCCTTTCTGTTCACGTAAATGAACTATGCTCCTGGTGAGCCAAAAATGCCTCTCCAGTCACTCCAACCGAAAGAATATCTTTCTCTCGCCTTATACCTGACGTTACCAGTTTCGAAGTCTCCTTCCATACTGGTAGACACAGGGGTTCTAACAAAATGTTTAAGTCCGTTAGGGACGTCTGTTTTGATGAACCAAGCATCAGTATCTGTTAGATAATGATTTACAACATAACCTTCAGAAATCATTCCCATGTTTCTGATTGCGTTGATGTCATTATCTGAAGTACCGACACGACCTGGAGTTTCCATAAGTCTGTCCGCTACGAATTGCAACGCAGGTGGAATTATTAATTTCCTAGCCTGTGCGTTAACCTTTAAGTTTCTTTCATCTTTGAAAGCAGCGATATCAATCAATGCTTGCTCTAATGAAGTCTCATTAAGGTCAGCAGCCGTAGACAGCTCATTTTTCATGTCAACGTTAGCAACGGTAGGGTGGTCTGTAGCGCAAAGCTCTTTTCCATCTCCACCAACGTACGAAGAACTAAAAGCATTATTAAGGACGTTAGCCGCCTTAACTTGCTTTGTTTGTTGCATCGAACGCGCCAAAGCTCTTGTGTATCTGGAAGAAAGCGTATCATAGAGGTTATCTTCGATTGCTTCTTCTGTCAATGCAAAAGCTAGTGCTATTGTTTCATGCGAATAACGGGCAGTCCACGATTCCTGTGCAGTATCATAAATAACGGCAGCGCCTTCACCTTTTGTAGGTGCTTCCCCGAACCCACTTAACATTACTTCTTCCTCGAATGCTCTTTCAGAACTTTCAGTGTCGAAGATGTCTTCGTGTTCGTTGTTATAACGTTCGTACTCTAAACCAAAGAGAGCATGAAGTCCAGGAACTAGCTCTTTTACGAGTTGTGCTCTGTTAATTGCCATGTTTCTCTCCTATTAAACTGCGAATGTATTAGTTGGGAATGTGAATAATCCTCTAGCATAAGCTCCTATTGAGTTGCTTGGTGCTGTTGAGAATCCCACACATAAAGCCACACCACTTGAAGTAGTTGCTGTCGCCCCTTCTTTAGACCTACCAGTAGTTGAACTACCTGCGGTTGTAGAAAGAGTGTACTTATTGCCGATAAAACTTACTGCAGGAGTTCCCGCTGTAAATTGAGCTTCGTAAACGATACCAGGATCGTTATAAACCAAAGCTTCGGCATCTTCACTACCTTGAGTAGCGGTGCTTGCCGTCCATACTTTAGAAAACGTAGGTGTTCCATCAGACGCGTTATAAAATACTCCGTAAAACACACCTATAGGAGTGTCTGTCGCACCTGCTTGTTGAACTTTTCCGCTTGAAAGAGTAACTACATCACCACTATAAATAGCAGTTCCGTAACCACTAGCGATTCTCATTTTTGCAGGACGAATAACACCACCATACATGTGATACGCAGGAGTAAAACCATCGGGTTTATCTGTATTAGCCATAATTATCTCCTTTTGTAATACAAGTTATTATTAATCGTCGGAATTGTTGTTCCTACTACCAAATTCAACCTTAGAAGACCTTTGAATATCACTATCCTTTATTGGCATTCTAGGGTCGCTTTCTCGCATATAGTTGTTGTCTACGCCGTCCATAGCTGATTTTGCTTGTTCAGCAAAATAAGCATTTCGTTCATTGGCGGTTTCAACAGGAACTTTAGCGAGTATTAATCCTCCAACTCCAATTACTCCTTTATTGCTGCCGTTCTCAACAGTAGGGGCTTCGAAATTAGGATAATCTTCTGCTCTCACAGGTTCATATCCTTCTCTAATACGTTTAGACATATTAGATTTATCATCGTTACCTCTAGTTGATTCACGGATCCACCTGAACTTATATCCAGGAGGTGCTTCGGGTGCGTCTAACATAGACGGGGGAGTCCAAGGCGTTCTGCGAGTTTGAGAGTCTCGTGTCTCGGCAGATCGTGAGTTTCGATCTGATGTGACTTCTGTTTTAATTTCATCTGTCATTTTATACTCCTTCGATATGCTTAGCATATTCTTCTAACGGAACATCTAGTCTCTTAGCTATTGCCACTTGACTAGGTGTCAGTTTTATTTTGCGTGATGATTTTTTACCACTAGCTCCTCTGCTAGAGGCAGCAACCTGTTGCACGGGGGCAGGCTGCTCTTCTGAAAACTTGTGTGGGAAAGATTCTCGAATCCTTCTATCAACTTCAGTATAATAATGATTAGTAGTGGGATCAACTCCTTCTTCTACTAATTCTTTATGTATACCAAAAGCTGCAAAAGTCATCGCTTGATCATCTCCAAACCATTCATTCTTTTCAGCCCAAGCTTCTGCTTTAGGGTCGGGTCTTGCTTGTTCTGGCTGTAAAGATGGTTGATACGGTTCAACAGGAACTTCTTGCTCTGTTCTTTCGTTTCTAAGTTGTTGCTGCGCAGCCAATCTTCTGATATTCTCTGCTTCGGCACTTGCCCTAGAAAGTTTTTCTGTTGCTTCTGCAACTGCATTTGTATCTCCTGCATCTTGAGCTTCTTTTAAAAGAATTTTTGAACTCGCAATTTCTGATTGTACCCTATTATCGTACTCTTTGAAAAGCGAAGAATCTGAATTCTTTAATTTCTCTTTTAATGTTGAATTGCTCTCGTTAATGCTTTGGGCGTACTTAACAGCTTCATCTCGCTGTCTTTCTGCTTCTCGCATTTTATAAGTTAGTTTATCAATACGTTTTTGTACTGAATCACTAATTTGGTCTAACTCGTCTTTTTCTTCAACGGGTTGTTCTACAGGCGCGACTTCTTCTTTTATAGAATCATCTACGTCTGCTTCATGAATATCGACTTCCCCTTCAGGGAGTTCTAATTCTATTTTTTCTGCTTCTTCTTGCATGGGTTCCTCCATGTGGTTATTGTTATGATAAAATTGCTTCTGGGTCTTCTATAGTAGCAAGGATCTCGTCATCATTTAAAAGGCGCATATCTCCGCCCTCTATTTGAAAACGCGCTCCTGCGTATCTACCGAAAATTACCCAATCACCTTCTTTGCACCAAGCTCCCTCTGGAAATTTATTCATATCGCGATAGGCGTCTGGACCCATAGCAACAACATAACCAACAACAGTTGCAATACGTTCTTTGTCAAGCGTTGCTTTGGCTATATGAATACCTCCTTTAGTAACTTCTGGTAAACTAAAAGGTAATATTAAGATACGATACCCCGTTGGACGTGGTAACTTATCTGCATGAGTTTCTAAGTTATCGACAGTGATTTCTTCTACATGTTGTATAGCTTCCTCACTACCAAAATTAGCAACTCGATCTGGAACAGTTTTAGCTGTCATTTGCATCCTCCATATTAGAATGTAATGATTGAATTTCTTGTTCTGCGAAACTCAATCCTGCGATTTCACCGACTATTCTTTGGTATTGTTCAAAATTCTCAATACTTCCAGAAGCCAGTGTCTGCGTAAGAGCTTCTTTCCTCTCACGATATTTACGGAGCAAATGCTCCGTTGCAACGATATAGTCCATTAAGATTACTTAATCGATCTATACCAAAGAAGTCCTTTTGTCTGTCCATAAGCGGCTTTTACTTTTGCCTTTTCAGGCTCATCTAAGCAATAACCTGCTTCTACAGACTTTGTTTTTGTACTATCCTTAACACTAGGAAAACTAGGCGCTGCTTTAGTTTTCTTAGGGGAAGGCGAAGGGTACTTATCATTTCCGTAATAATCACGCATTATTTTTCTCCGTTTTTATCTCTAGTATCGCGAACTGTTTTAACCAGTTCAGTAAAGTTCTTTTCTGCATCTGCTTTAGTTTTCTGTTCTAGCTCTTGTAAGTCTATTGCAGCTTTTGTATCTTCTTTTTTAGCGTCTGCTTCAATTTTTTCACGTTTAACCATAGCGTCTAACTCAGCTTTAGCCATTTCAACCTCTTTATCTCGTATATCCTCTTGTTCTTTCTGCATTAACTGCTCTTTTTCTAGTTGAAGCTGTTGTTGGAACATCTCACGTTGTGGATCTTGTTGTGCCATCGCTTGTGCTTGTGCCATCGCTTGTGCTTGACCTGTAACTTGTTGTGTTGCTGCAACCGCCGCTAAAGCGATTTCATTCATCATCTCAGGCGGCATGGGTTCGTCTAATGGTGGTAATGGTTGACCGATTGCTTGTTCAATTTGTAATCTATATAGCATTGCTTGGTGTTCTTGTATATTTGCTGTAATTGCTTGTGCAACTGGTGGGTTTGATTGTACCATAGGGTTTTGTAAAAATGCACTATGCGCTGCAATATAGGCTTCATGGTTTTGAAATTCGTAAGCTTTTATTGGATCCCCTGTTAATGCAGCTTGTTCCTCACTAATCGGGTCTCTTGGAGGCACTTCAGCTTCTGGAGGAAGTACCGCGTCTATGTCTTTAATATTTAAGGCTAAATACATTTTACGATACGCTTCTCTTAAATCATGTAATTCAGGAGCCGCTTGTGCCATTTGTAACTGTGTTTGAGCTAACGTAATTCTCTGTGTCATACTAAAAATATTAGGATCACTTACAGGAATTACGTCAACGCTATTGTCGAAATCTTGTTTAAATACGTTTTGTGAAGCCCCTTGCACTTGGTAAGGGTATTCTGGTGGTAAAAACTCACCAAAAACTCTTTTTAAGATTTTAAACTCACATCTTTGAGCATAATGCAATCTTTTATGGATTGCGGACATAACTTTTTGTCCTTTTTCTAATAATGCAACAGTTGTTCCAACGGGAGCTTCAGAATTACCATCGCCTGTTGGGTCCTCTACTGTGGCGGCAAATCTTTTACCAGAATCAACTAAAGAACCTAATAAAGCTGTTAGTGTGTTACTTGGTTCTTTATACGGAAGTGGAAGGAACGAATCTTGCAATCTACCTCCTGGTGCATCAACATCTCTCCATTCTCCTGGCTGTAACGGGTCATCATGCTTTTGAATATTTAATCCACGTGATTTAAAGCCTGCGGGAAGGTTAGAAAGCGTTCCTGCGTCAATTAATTGACGTAAAATCGCTGTAACCGACTTAGTTAAGCCTCCCATCATGTGAATTAAGCCAAAACCGTAAAATCCAAGTCCTGGAAGGAACTTATAATGCGTAAAATGCTCAATTTTCTTCTTCATTGGGTCATTTTCGCTATAATTTGGACGAATTGCGAGTATTTCGTTGTTATCTTTGCAAATTGTTACAATATAGGGTAAACCAATTCCTGTTTCTTCACCATTTTCATCAATATCTTGATATCCTGCTAAATCTAAGTCAACATGCATCTCCAATAGCGTGTATTCTTCATCATTTATCGTTCTTGTTAGTCCTTGTAACTCCTCAATCTTAGAATCGACCTCTGTTTCGTTAAGACTGCTTGTAGGATCTCTCATTTCTATGTCTCGATAAAAGCCAGACATCTGTAATTTGCGTAATTCATTCTGCGCCATATGAATCACATGAGTAATTCTTGGAGAACTTAATAAATCTACCGCATAGTACGGAACAACTAAGTCTTCGGACTTAACAAAACGGGCAACTGCGCGTCCTACCGCAGGATCATAATAAACTTTTTTAAATGCTGAACCAGATAACGGTAAATAAAACAATAATTGGTCCATTTCTGGATCATATTCTTCCATTTTGTAAGTTATTTGATAATTCATGAAATTTTTGACGCGATTTGCTTTTTCTAATTTATTATCGTCAGTTACACCTAAAACTTCCGTGTCTACTGGACCGCCTGCAGGCAATAATTCTTTATACGCTTGTGCTTGGAATTGGGTAACGGCTTCTGCCAGTATCGGGTGATGCACTCCTGACGCTCCAATAAATGGTTGCGACCTAGATTCTGCATTAATTCCTAATAAATCTAATCCATCAGAATAAGTTTTAAACCAATCGTTCCTAGAATCTAAATCTTCTTCGTAAGAACTAACTAATTCATTGGCTATTGTGTTTAATTCACGTTCGTCTAACGCTTCTGCTAAATTCTCTCCAAACTTTAAATTGTTTTCTTCAGGCATATCGCTTCCCATAATAACGGAGCCGTCTGGTTGAAGATAAACTTCTGTTTCTTGTTCAGGTTGTTCTAGGATTTCTAACTCAATTTCTTGTTGTGAGTTAGGAACAGATAATAATGGTTGTTTTTCAATAGCCATAAGCGTACATCATAGTATGAATTTCATTAATAATAAACCCTTTCCACAGGATAGTATTCTTCTGGTTCAAAATAATCGCTCGTTAATTGTAAAAAACCACCTTCCCTAAAGCGCGCCAACGCTAAAGTTGTGGCATCTACTAAGTCATCATTTTCTCCGTTAGGAAAATCAGAAACTTCTTCCATCAATTCTTCTCCAAAACGGTTTTCAGGAATCCAAACGCGTCCATCTTGAAAAATAGGGGAAACTGAATTTAATCTAGCAATTTTATCTTGCCCTTTTCCTGGACTAAAAGTGTTTACAGGAATCCCTATTCTGCGTAATTCTTGTACCAGTGGAATACCACTAGCTTTTGCTTCAATAATCACCGTATCGGGTTGCCAATATTCGTATAAACGTAACGCCTCTGCTTTTAATTCAGGAAAATCAAATCTTTCTTTTATGCAGTCTATTAAAATTAAATGCGCTTCGTTACCTGTGTACATTTCCTCTCCGATTTTTCCTTCAGGATAGAAAACTCCCCACGTGGTTATAGCTGTAAAGTCGGCTCTTTCTGATTTTAAAAACGCAGTATCATAACTTTGAATTATATAATCACATTTAGGGGGCTTATCTTGCTCCCAAATCTTGAACCATTCTTTAGGAATAATAGATATACCTTCCCCTGTTGGTCTTTGCATGTATTGCGCCGCCCATTTTGAAGGACTAACCGAAGCTTTAATACTTTCAAGTTCTTCTAATTTCCAAAAATTACCCCAAAGTGGGTTTCCGCTCGGTAGTATCGCAGGAAATTCTATTACTTCCCACTGATCTGCGCCTTGATCTTGCGCCATTTTCTTAATTAACCTACCCGTTAAGTCTTTTTTAGACCAACGAGTCATCACAATTACGATTGCCCCTCCAGGCTGTAGCCTCTGACGAGGACCTGCCATAAACCATTCGTAAGCTTCTTCCATTGCTTTATCGGACATCGCGTCTTGTTCCGAATGGGGATCGTCAATAATGAACAAATCCGCACCCCTTCCTGCTAACGCACCTCCAATACCTGCGGCGTAATATTCTCCGCCTTTATTCGTTAACCATTTACCCGCCGAACGGCTGTCCGCTTTCAATTCAGTATCTGGGAATAGTTCATGGTATTCATCGCCGTCAATTAAATCCCTAACTTTTCTACCAAAATTAACTGCAAGGTCAGCGGTGTGTGTTGCTTCAATAATTTTTAATTTAGGATTTTTACCTAATAAATATGCAGGGAACAAATGAGATGCAAATTCTGATTTAGTGTGTCTCGGCGGCATATTGATAATAAGCCTTTTTAATTTACCACTGGCAATATCGTCAAATGCTTTTGCCATTTTCACATGGTGATCCCCTGAAATAAAA